GGCGAACAAAGGCGTGAAACGGACGATGAAAGAGTGGGATGCTTACTTTAGTGAGATGGGTGTGGACCCATTGGTGCTCAGCCGGGCACGCACTGATCACAAGCACCACGCAAAGATCGTGCCGAAGTTCGCGGCTGCCTGTGCTCTGCACATCCGCACCAAGCTTGGTGCACTTACGAACAACGAGGCAAATGTTTTGCTGGTACAGAGGAAGTACTTAGAGTTGTGCCGTAGGCATGGTGTGAGAGACGTGGACACGGTTCAGCACCAGCAGTTCGTGCTGAATGCCGTGTTTACCGAGAGCGTCCTGGATGATGTTGCGACGGTGAGGCGACGTCTACCAAAGTGGATAGTGTGGCTCGACTCGGTCAAAAAGACCGGGTCGGTGTCATCAACTGTCTGCTAGGGGCGCCCGGTGAAGGTGTACGGATCACAAACACAACTTAGTCAGTGTCTTAGGGACCAGATTAAGCGACAGTGTAGAGGATCGTTGTGCGTACGCCGGAACGGGCAGTCACCCAAAACCCGTGAGTTTACCATACTCACGGGAGTTGGCCCAGACCACAACCTGGGAGTTTTCAATAATGGTGTGGACACCATAGAACGTGCCTTTGGAGAGCGCTCATTGCTCTGCAAGGATGGGGAAGGTTTTAGACCCGCGTTCAAGGTTGGTCCCTCGAGCTTCAAAACAGCTGAACTTAGCGAGTTCAGAGAAGCTGTCATGTCGTACATGCCGAATTTGCCCGTGCTAACTAGTCAACAGGTGGTTGATACTTATCACGGTCCAAAGAAGCGCACGTACCAGGCAGCGTTGTACAGTTTGGAAGAGAGTGAACTGTCGGAGATTGACTCGCGTCTCTCCGCGTTTGTGAAGTTCGAGAAACAGGATGTTGCGAAGGCACCGAGGGTTATTTATCCCCGGCCGCCTCGATATAACCTCAGGTTAGGCAAGTACCTTAAACATGCAGAACACAAATTCTTCAAAGCCATCAATAAGGCGTATGGCGGTCACACGAAAGCGACCGTCATCAAAGGCATGAATGCCGACGAATCTGCAAAGGTCCTTCGAGCGAAGTGGGACCGTTTTGCTAAGCCGATTGCGATCGGTCTTGATGCAAGCAAATTCGACATGCACGTCAGCGTGGCTGCTCTGAAATACGAACACTCATTTTACAAGAGCTTGTTTCCCAGGAGCAAGGAACTTCGTAAGCTACTTAGGTGGCAGCTCCGCA